TGCGCCTTGCCGCGTTGCGGCGAGGCAAGCGATGTAAAGTCCGCGAGGACGACGGCCTGCGGGCCGGGGATATGCAGGAGGGAGGGGGCTGCGGCCCCCGTCCCCCTGCACCCCCTCCCCTGTCAGGGGAGTTTTTGGAGGCGGCAGCCGATGTTCCGGACGGAGTTCGACGCGGAATTGTAGTACACATAGAAAAGCCCGAAGTTCCCGTCCTGGTAATAGCTACCGCCGAAGTACAGACACGGGTAGGACGCGACGAAGCCCCAGTCATCCGACGAGTAGGTGGTCTCACTGCCCCCCGTCGCCGTGGGGTAGATGCACCACTCCAGACCGCTTTTCGTTGCCACCGCAAATGCACTGGGCCACCCGCTCGTGGGTACGCCCACGGCGGTTCCCCCGCTGGTGTCGCTGAATTGATTGGGGTTCATGATGATGTTCAGCCCCGCGCTGTTGTAGTAGCAGCCGTCTCCCCAGTCGTATACATTGTCCCAAAGACCCTCAATGTTCCGGTACTGTGTGCCCAGGCCGTAGCTGTCCCGGCTGTTCTGCGTAGTTCCGGTATGGTACGGCATACTATCCGTATAACCCATGTTTCCGGGGGCGCTGTTGTCTCCGCAGCCTTTGCCGATGGTCTTTTGGCTGTTCCAGTCTGCGAACTCCACCAGGTACAGCATCCAGATCGTCATGCGGATTTGGATGTCGCTCTGCCAGATGGTGCCTCCCAGGCCGTGGATACCGCTCCGCGCCGCGCTCCGGGTGATGTCTGCCTTGGGCTTTCCGCCGCTCTGGCTTTTCCAGTTGCTCGTGTGGCAGTGATACCGGCCAATGTACACGGTGTTCCGCTCGCCCTTTCCGTCCCCGCGGTCTGCGTGGGCCGGGGAGACATGGAAACCTGGTGTCGCCTTGTCTGCGATCTGGAGTTTCAACCGGCTCCCGCTCTTTGTCCACTTGAACCAGAATTTCGGGATAGCCACCAGCTCGCCCGCTGCGGGGTCGCTTGACCGAACCATCCCGCTCCAGGGCATCAGGTTATCGAACGGGCTTCCGTACTTGCTCTGTCCGGCCACATAGGGCACAGGGTTCGTGAAGCCTGCCGCCTTATCCGTCCGGCTCCACACCGTTGTGCTGGTGCCGTCCCACTCCACGCCGTAGATGTTCGGCATCTCCACCTTCACAAAACAGGTCTTTGCACTCGGGGCGGTGTGGTTGGCGTCCGCCGCCACATTCACCGTCACTGTGGCGTTTCCGTCCTTAACGGCAGTCACCGTGACCGTGTTCCCGCTCACGCTCACCGTCACCACGCCGCTGGGCGATGCGGTGGCCGAGACCGCCCCCGTGCCGTTCTTGGTCACAGTGATGCTCTTGCTCTTGGCAGAGGCGTCCAGGGTCATGGAGGTGGGGGAGAGGGCCAGCGTGCCTGCCGCCTTTTGAATGGCCCACGCCGCATTTTTGGCGGCCACACTTCCATCCTGCCACTGGTAGTTTTCTTTCGGCGTAAATGTCGCGTTGTAGTTGCCCGCGGCAATTCCGCTGGTAGTGCCGCCCATGGTCAGCTTTGTGCTGTCATAGTTGCTCCAACTCGGGCTTTGCGCCCCGCCGGTATAGGTCAGCGCTCCGGACTGACTGGGCACCACCGCGATCTTTGCCCGTTCAATGCGCCATGTGGCAGTCTTGGCGGTCGCGCTTCCGTCCTGCCACTGGTAGTTTCCCTTTGGCGTAAAGGTCGCCTCATAGCTTCCCGCATTGGTTCCGCTGGTGGTTCCGCCCAGGGTCAGCTTTGTGCTTTCGTAGTTGGCCCAGTTCGGTGTCTGTGCGCTTCCGGTATAGGCCAGCGCCCCGGACTGGCTGGGCACCGCCATGATCGTGGCCCGCCCGATTTTCCACACTACGGTTTTTGTCTCGTTGGTGCCGTCTCCCCAGGTGTACCCCTCCTTCGGGGTAAATGTGGCGTTATACGAACCTGCGTCCGTCCCCTTGGTCACGCCGCCCATGGTCATGGTCTCCGGGTTGTAGCTGTTCCAGGTCGGGCTTTGCTCGCTGCCGGTGTAGGTCAGTGTTCCGTTCTGGCTGGGCACAGCGTCGATGGTGTGCCCAATTTTTGTGATGGCGTCCAGCGCCGCGTCCGCAGACTTCTGCGCGTCGATTGCTCTTTGCGCGGCTGCGTCCATGGCCCCCTGCAAGTTTTTCGCCCCCAGCCCCTTGTTGTCGGTATAGCCAATGTCTGCGGCTTTCGTGCCATGGGGGTTTCCCTCCTTGGTCATGCTGTGGTCGTAGGCGATCTTGCCTCGGTCACCGCGGTAGGCTGTACTCTGCGTTTCGCCCAGAGCCAGGTCGGAGCCGATGGGCGCATAGCTGTGCCCGCTCCACCGGTAGGTGATGTTGGTTTCCGCATCTATGTAGACCTTGCCGCTTTCCGGGGTGATCTGCTCCCGGTGGGCCGGGTCAGAGTAGAAAGCGCCCTCATGGTAATAGCCCTCCACCACATCATCCACATAGCTGGGGAGCTGCGCCGCCGCAATCTTCCCGTCGTCGCCAAGTCCCGCTATGCCGTTCGGTGCGTTCACCGGCAGCTGGGCGGCGCTCACCTTGCCGTCCTTGTCCAGCCCCGCTACACCGTTCGGCGTGTTTACAGGGAGCTGGTCGATCACCACTTTTCTGTCAGCGCCCAAATCCGCCTTTTTCTCAAACAGGGCCGCGTGGGCCTCCCGGTCTCCGGCGTGGGCACCCATGGCCTCATTGATTGCCTGTCCCATGGTTTCCGCCGTCACCACAGCGGCGGCATCAATTTTGACCGTAAGGTTTCCCTGGTTGGAGAATGCCAGCAGCCCGTAGAATGTGTACACAAAGTCCGGCATGGCCTCCTTGCTCGGGATTTCAATGCCGATGTCCGTATCCGTCTGGAACAGGGCGATCATTTGATCTTCTTCCTCGTCCAGTCTCGCCCATACGCCGAACTGGTTGAGGTTGTACCCCACCGCAGCCTGTGCCGTCACTTGCAGTTTGAGCCTCTGGCCCTTTTCTGCCGGTGTGTTGGACACGATGCTCACCGTCTGCTTTTCGTTCACAAGAGCCGACTGCGCCAGCATGGCGGTCTGCTCCACTCGCCCTTGCCCCGCCGCCGCTCTGGTGATGTGCAGGTTCTTCCCCTCCACCCACCGGGTCAGCAGGTCGTTTCCGTTGTTCGTGATTACGCCTAACCAGGCCATGTTTTATCCTCCTGTTCTCTCGGTTGTCCCGAAGTCGATGATTACCGCTCCTACGCAGGCCGCCAGGGCGTGTGCCGTGGCCGTCCCTGTTTTGGTGTCCGGGCTTGGGTTCACCCGGATGGTGGTGCAGCTCTCCACGAACTCAGCGCCTACATAGGCCGCCATTCCGTAAGCTGTCGCCACGCCGCCCGCATCGTAGTATTCCACCTCCTCCAAGTGGGAGCTGAACCGCTTTGCCGCCGCAAGCCGCCGTTCGATCTCCCGGAGCGACATCGCTTCAAATTCCTCCCGTTCCTCCACCGTGACGATGTTCACCCGCAGCCGGAACCTCCCGTGCGTCCCGCCGTACTCAAACCATTCCTCCAGGGTTGAACCCGGATAGATAGCGTCCGCCTGCGCCCGGACTGCGCCCACTGTGCCCATCGTCCGCCGAATGGTCAATGCTGTTTTAACGATGCGCCGTTTCCGGTCGATGTCGTACCCGGTGTCATACCAGTCGATTTTCCAGTTGACCGCCAGGGCGTCAAGCACTGGCTCCGCCACGCTGTCGATGGCGGTATAGATTTGGCTTCCGTCGATATAATCCATGGTCTTTTTGTGCAGCACGGCAGCGGCCATGGACAGCGCCTTGACCCACGGCTGTTCCCGCACGATACGCGGCAGGCCGTCTATGATCTGCGCATCTCTCAGGCTTTTAATCATCCTCCAGCCCTCCGTAGGTCGCCGTCACACCGGTGCATTTCGGCAGCATCATGGTCTGCACGGCCACATCCGCCGGGGCCGTCAGCTTCACCCGCTTTGCCCCCGCCGCCCGCAGGCGGGCGATCAGCTCCGTCGGGTTGATGTCCCGCCCAAGTTTCCGCTGCCATGTCTGGAAGTCCTTGACCGCCGCCGTTACCTTGCTCTGGATTTCACTTGCGCTTCTCTGGTTGCTCTCTGCAATCCAATAGGTGAACGATATGGTATAGTCCACCTCCTCCGGTGCGAGGCAGCTTACATGGTCACACAGCGGGCGAATGGTCTCGTCGTCCATGTGTTCCGCCATACCCGCAAGCTCCGTCGGGTTCGGAAGCCGAAGCCCTGTTTCATCCTCGATCACGAAGTAGATATTCACCTCGTCCGGCTGTGGGCTTACGATGCGGACATCCGCCACATCCCCACGCCATTCCCGCGCATAGTATTCATAGGCGTCCCGCGGTCCGGCGCAGCTATAAACGCTCGGCGCAAGGTAGATGCGCCGGGTCAGGCTGTCGTCGTCCTCGGTGTCCAGTCCGCCCGTACTCGGCGTTGTGTTGCTCACGCCGGAAATGTACGGAATGGGGTCTACCAGTATTTTGATTGCACCCGAAAGGATGCCGCTGCTCTCCGCTCCGGCTTCCTCAGCTTGCACCACAACATCCGCATAGCCCTCGCCCGCCTTGATCTCGGCGTACTCCAGGCTGTTGAAATACTTCCCGTCCTCGGTTTTCACCCGCGTTCCCGCCGGGATAGCAACAACGACGCTCCTCGGCTCCTCCAGGCTGAACCGCACAGAGGCCGTGGCCCGTTCCGGTGCTTTCCTGGTCAGCCCCACCAGCGCCGCCAGCGCATCCAAGGCGCTCCCGGTGCTGGTTTTCAGCATTTCCATTCTGCCCTTTGCGTCCGCATACTGCATGGTCTGATATTCCATCGCGCAGAACGCTTTAATCAGCAGGTTCACCGTGTCGGCGTCCCCGATCTCCGGGTCTCTCCCGGTCAGCTCCCGGTAATATCCGGCGTACAGTTCCCGCATTTGATCTTCCGTCTCCTGCAAGGTCATGTTCTCGATGAAGTTCAGCTCCGGGCAGTTCTCCAGCTCGATGATATTAGACAATTTCGATCACCACCTTTGGGGTCATAGTTCCGTCCTGCGCCTTTCCGCCCGTCCATTCCACGCGGGCCACCTTTGCCCGCGGCTCATACCGTTCGGTTTTGCGCACATATTCTGCAACCAGGAGAACTTGCGCATTCTCCTGTGGGTAGTCGATGATGCTGCCGTCAATTCCAAACTCCCGGTCAAGCGCCTGCTCCCCGGCCACAGTCCCATACAGCACTTGCAGGTTTCGATATACCTCCCGCGCCGTGCTGTCGTCCACCTTGCCCGGCAGTATCTCGATCACAGCATTTTCCGTGTTAAGCATAGCGCCCTCCTTACAGGTATTCTTCGATGGTCAGCGTCACTTTGCACTCCACCATCGCCCCCCGGTGCAGCACTACGGCCCACTCGTCGCTGATGTCGGTGATTTTGAACGGATACGGCGAAAGGGGCGAGCCGCCGATAATGAACCAGTCCGCCACATCCTGCTCTGCCGCGCGTTGCAGGCGTCGCAGTGTGCTTCTCGGGTTCACGCCGTCCTGTGCCCGAAGCAGCAGGTCATACGAATATTTCCGCAGCTTGGGCGCAATCCACTGGCTCCTTGCCCTCGCCCCGGTTCGGTTGTGGGTTGCCCACTCGCTTCCGCCCTGTCCTTTCAGGCCGCTCGGTGTCAGGATGCGCCGGTCGCTCACCGTGAATGACACCCCCATATAGCTCCCCAGCGCCATGTGCGATCTCCTCCTTACTTTGGCGGTGTAGTCCCGCCGCCCAGGCTGTCCTCGTGCGTGTGGTTGACAAGGCTTTTCCCTTGTATGACAATATCGCCCGCCGATGCCTCCGCCTTGATCTCCGGGGCCGACAGGTTGATTTTGGTCGGACTGGTCACGGTCACATCCCCCGCTTCTGTCACGGTGATTACCGCTCCGTTCAGCGTGATCTTTGCCTCGCCGCCCGACACTTCGACTTCCACGCCCTTTGTCACCGTCAGCGTGTACTTTCCTCCGGCGGACACGCTCAGTTCCCCCGCCGCCTCGATGCTCGCAAAGCTCCCGGCCTCGATGCTCACCGATGTTCCCGCCACAAGGCCGACGCCCGTTTTCGCATTCAGGCTGATACTGGCCGAGCTGCTTTTGGCCTGGAACTGCCCGCCCGCCACCAGGCTGATGGGGCCTTTTGCTTCATCGAAGATTTCTCCGTTGCAGGTACGCCCGGTGCGTTTGTCCACATACTGCGTGTACACGCCCGTATTCTCGTCATACCGGCTGTAAGCCCGTCCCTTTTGGGAGCCGTATTCCTTTCGGTAAAGCCCCTTGAAGCCCTCCGCTGGGCGGTTTGTTTTGTTCCAGACCGTTCCCGTCGTCGTGGCCGCCGCAAGGCCGCTGCTGGTGTGCGCCACGCTGACGATCTGGCCGATCACCGGCATTTTGTATTCGCCGTTGCTGATGGCATTGATCTTCCGCGTCACGCTTTGCCCCCGGTCAAAGTATGTCACTTCATAGGTGCCCGCCTCATAGTCGATGGCGCTCACGCGCCCCGTGCGGTTCGTGCTTGCCACCGGCTATCCCTCCTTTCCTGCGATGCAATAGCTCGCTGGCACCCATCCGGTCACATTCTTTCCTACCGGCAGCTTTCCGCACCGCGCCGCCGTGTTGGTCATGCGGTATCTCCCGTTGATTAAGATGCCATCGTAGAAATAATAGGTTCCGCTCTTGTGACACGCCGGACTTGCCGATGTGCTTGCCACATAGAAAGGCGCATTTGTCAGCGTCACCGACGCCCCCGCTTCGGCTCCCGCCGC